CCCGGGATAGGCTTTACGTGCCAGCGCCGAGACATCCACCTCCTCTTTGGTGGTATAGAATGAACATCTAAAGAATCTTCCGTTCCAGCAAAATGGCATCATCAGATCATGTCTCTTAGGGTTATACATAGATTCAAATGTAGTAGAGTTAAACTCCGTGGTATTCATACATATAGCCTTGTACCCAAATACATCAGCCTCGAATGAGAACATATTCATCTCCCCTCTGTTTTTCTCTACTATATACTCTATTATAGCCTCCCCGTTATTTATCATATCATTCACTAAGTTGCTATCGGCTTTATCTAGTACATCCTTAACAATGTTTACATCAAGACCGCAATATCCCCTCATCCCGTACTGGAACGCCATGACATCACTCCACTCGAACCGGTCGTGATCCCATACATCATAAGCACTCAATAATTCTACCACATTAGGAGTTTTGATGTCATCGAAAAGATATTCCCACGTAAGCTCACAGGCCGCCGCCCCTATACGCCTCTTGCCCTTTACCTCGTAATCCCTCATATCGTCTATGGCTGTCTTATGATGGTCTATCCATACGACATCTATACCTTTCTCTTTCCACTCATCGAAAAGGAATCTCGTTCTGCTCCCAAATGACACGTCAACTACAAATACCTTATCATATTTATTCACGTCAGGTATTTCCTTGCCGTAATTGTAAGGAAGAAGATCAATGTCCCCTTTGAAATACTTTTTCACTATAGCCGCTGACATTACTCCGTCAAGATCAGCCTCATGATATATACACCCAATCATAATAATTTTTTTATTTGTTTCAATTCATATTCTATCACACTGATACGACCCATGATAATATTTTTATCATCGTCATTATCATGATCACCATCTTCCTTCTTAGATAAGATATTATCTATTTGGGCTGACGCTAATACCATCATCATGCAATGATTTGATTTAATTTTTTTTAATATATCTACGCCATTTATCGTAATTAGAACACCAATATTTTTTATCCCATCTATACCCATATTTATAATCTATTGTTTTTAATTAAAAAATCTATGTACTCTTTTATCTCCTTGTTTCGACCGTTATCCCAATCAAATGTCTCGTTTATGAATTTGAAGTACGATACCGGAATTGAATGCAACATCCATCCACAATACTTGCCGAATGCCATTAACGTAGAGCCAAGGGGATGATCCGGTCTCCCGGGAACAGGGGCGGCGGTTACGCCCTGCGCCAGCCCTCTCCTTCGGTCTTTCTTGGCGGCTTTGATATCCAAATCCGTTTTCGTTACCATACCCCCCATCGGGATATTGGTGATTAGGTTGTCATTGACAAACATTCCCCATCCATATCCCTTGTAGTTCTCTATACTAAGACCTCGTATATCGCCGAATCTGGAAGAATTATTGCAGCAGTCAACTACCATCGCACTATCCTTCCCATCCTTGATTCTCACGGCTCTACCAATGGCTTGGTACCATGTAGAGAACGAGAACGTAGGTCTGCCGAATACCACACAGTCCAGTCCGGGATGATCGAATCCCGTCCCAAGGGCGGAATAGTTGAACACCACCTGCGTCCCACCTGACTTGAACCTCTCAACTATAGCCTCCCGCTGCTTCTTTGGCGTGCCTCCGTGAACCACCTCCGCCATGCCAGCACATATCTTGGCGTTTATCCATTCGGCGGCCGTATTGCAGCTCTCAACAGAATCCATAAACACCAGTATAGATCTACAGATGTCTTTTAATACCATCAACCGACGTAAAATAAGGTTGTTTAAGCCATTTTTTCTCACCGCCTCACTAATAGACTCAGCCGTATATTCGGAGCCGTTAGAATTGAGTTTAAGGGCATCTCCATTGAAATCCCATGTCTCATATTTAAGAGGTGTCCAAAATTCTTGCCTTATCATCTCCTCTACCTGTATCACGTGAATCAGGTTCTTGAAATATACCGGTCTCATACGAGTGATGAAATTAAGTTGGGAATATGATGTCTGTCCTATCGACATGTTTTTAAGTCTACATGGCGTGGCTGTAAACCCTATCACCTTTCTCGGCTTCAGCTCATTCATGAATGTCATGAACTCACTGCCGTCTTCAGGACTATATCCGGCATGAGCCTCATCTATCAATACATTTCTGATTCCCATCTCCTTAAGCTGACCAACAACCTTCTTGATAGACCCTAACGTGGCGTATATCATGTTAGATAGCTCTTTCTTGCCACAGGAGGCGGAGTAGATGGTCGCCGGTATGCCATATGATGTAAGCTTGCAGTAGTTTTGTATTAGTAATTCGCGAGACGGCTGGAGAACCAGCGTCTTATCTCCCATCAATCTTGCCGCTTCTGCTATGAGGATCGATTTACCGCAACCTACCGGTCCGATGACTAACACTGGATCATGCCTATCAGAGTTTATGTAATCGGAGATACTTTTAACGCATTCCTCTTGATATGGTCTTAATTTGTAAATCATTTGGATCTGTAGTTATCAAAAACGTCTTTCACGTACTCTAATCTTATCGCACACTCCCGACCATCGTCCATTTTCACCATTAAAGTTTCCTTGGTCTTGCTTATGGCTATCACCTCTCCTGTTCCTATCTGGGTATGGACTATATCGCCTAGCTTTATATTACATTTGATCATGGTCAAGTTTTTTATTAAATTCCTCTATCTTACTCCTGTCTGTCTCATTCACCATCTCAGCCTCTTCCTTGAACATGTCGTACCCTTCCCGGATATTATTCCCAACCATATTCTCTATCATCTCCCTCATCTCATCGCTCCTTACGGCAAAAGATATCTGGAATGATTTACTTGTGCCTTTCATCAGGTAATCAATCTCTTTCTTACATTCTGTCATCAATCTATCCAGATTATCGAACTTAACGAACTTAGAGTTGCCATTGGCTTTCCTTACCCCATCCTTGAAATCCTCCAATATCCCGTTAAATACATCCGCCATGCACATCATGGAATGTAGCCATACCAACATCTTGAACTTATACTCATCGCCAGAGCCGTTCATTAGCTCAATAAGCGACTCGCTTCTTGTTAGCATGATCCTGGACTCCTTGTCAATAATATCCTTTATCTGTTTCCGGTATTTCATGGCTCCCACGAAATCCATTTTAGAATAACATTCATTCGATTTCTCTACCAATTTTCTGATATCTTTTCTCGACATTAATAAATTTAATACATCTTTCTCTTCCATGATCTGATCTTTTTGTATTGCAAATATAATTAAAGCCTAGATATTTACCTAGGCTTTTTAATGAAGTTAATCTTTTTTATTCTTTCTTTTAGACTCGTCCCAATCTGATGAGTATCTGCATGTCCCTTGCTTGTGGGTCGAGAAATCACACCAAAAACACAAGGGTTTGGGGCGGGGTTCAAGGCAGGCCGGCTGGCGTCCCATGAGGTAGCGTGTCTCGTACTTATACCCTTGCTTGGCGTCGTTCCAAACGTGAGCTTGATAGCTATCTATTTTATTTGTCTCGAAATCATACATATCAAGGAGAATATCGTTAAGTTCCTTGACCGATCTCTCCACTTTTTCCTTATCTACCTTCACGTTTTGATTGTCCAGCATGCGGGTAAAGAAATAGCTACACATATCCGGTAATACCTTATACTTCCTGTATATGTAAAAGGCGTATATCGGATGCTGGAGATTGTGAAGCAATTTATCCTTATCGAATAATTTTCTCCCAGACTTCCAGTCTATCGTATACATAGCTGTTCTGTCTTTTGTCTTATACTCACCTCTCCAGTCTACTGATCCTATGATATGTACCTTATCGTACGTAACACCATCCAAAGTAAGGGGCTTGGGCAGCTTATAGGGCAAGACGAAATCCTCCTCCACGCCGGCCGGTCTCGACCCCCGGATTACCTTCTCCATTGGTGTAAGATCGGACCATACCTTCTTATAATTGCCAGCAGCATCCTTCTCAAACAATCCTACAATCCATCTTATTAGTCTAGCCGCATGTTGCATGGACTCGATTTGGGATTTTACGCTATCAAAAGGTATCTTCTCTATATCAGCGTAGTAGTTGAATGCCTTGCTCATATCCTCATAAGAAGGCCTGCATCCGTTCTTGAAGAAATACTCCATTGTCTGGTGGATAACCGTACCATATGACGTAGCCTCGTGCTTTTCCGTGGACCTATGACCCTCCACGTAAGTCTTATACCATTTGTATGGACATTGGACGAACGTATCTATCTGGGAGTATGAGGCGGCGAGGACCTTCTTCCCGTCTATGACCTTACATAACAAATTATTCTCCGGTATTACCATAAAGCTTATCTATGTTTATGTCATGTCCGTATAAATCCATTAACAGGTTTTGTAGATGGTGAAGATTCTTAATCTGAATAGGATCGCTTAGATCGTCTTCCAGATCCCTAAGGCTAAGATAATACCCATCATCAAAAATCTCTATAGATATTCCGTAGCCTCGATATACATCCCGCCCCTTATCACGCTTGAAATAGATAGTATCAAGTATATTATCATTTATCTCAATAGGCATGACATCATCTTCCCCGGAATACCATTTCATTATCCCGTCATCAACCTCACGTTCAAGGACCAATGACTTACTTTCATTACGAATACCAGTAACGCACCCTACTCTCCATATATTGCCAGCCTTGTCTTTTACAAGATCCCCTATCCTTAGTTCTTTAGCCGAAATCATACTCGTCCTCCTCGTTATAATCGTCATCGCAATCATCGACAAGAGGGGTTTCTAGCCCCTCTTCCCAATCATCATATCCAAAGTCCATTACTTACTCTTAAACCAATCATACAACATATCCACAAAAATCCCTACAGTTAGTTCATCAACAGATTTATCACCGAAGACATCATCCGGTATCCTTATATCCATCTTTTCTTCAATCCCCATCAATACCTCTAATAAATCAAATATATCCATAGCTAAATCAGATGACAAATTACTGTCTTCTCTTACATCGTCAATTACCTCTATATTATTAATGTAATTGAACTTATGCATTTTATCGAATATCTCTTCCCTCGCCATCTCCAATAACTCATCTCTTTCCATAATCCTTTAAATAATCGTACAACATATTTGTAAGCTCTCCTACCGTCAATTCGTGATAAGGCTTGACATCAAGTACTTCATCAGGTATACATCTACCAGTTCTCTTCTCCATTTCCATTACGACTTCCACGAAGTCAAGGGAATCCATGGCCATATCCGCGCCCAGCTCATCATTATTGGTTATCGATTCAGGACGATTAAGCCCATTAAATTCACCTACTTTTTCGAATATCACCTCTTTTATCATTCTCAATAATTTATCCTTTTCCATAATCTAAATCGACATTTTTAATCTTCTACCTAATTTTTTTTTTATATCTGATATTCTTTCGATGTCCATCTTAACATCTCCAGTAATAGTATACTCCTTATCCATCTTCCTTGGAGGATCCGGGAGTCGGCTTACGGCGAACAACCATGCCAGTTCCTTGTTCTTGTTCTCCCTAAGATACAGATCGGATGTCATGCCATACATTTTTATGATCGTATCGAATAACGTTGATTCCGATAAGCTCATATGTACGCTATAGACGTTTGACGGCTTCCATATCAAGTTATCCAACCTCATCGTATATTCACGTTTAAGGTCTATATGGGATATTACGGCCCTTACTATAGGTTCTTCCTTGAAGTTGGTGTTAGCCACAAACCAGATAAGCCTTTTCTCCACCTCCTTGATAGCTCCTGTATCCTTACCCATATCGTTATATACCCCAACAATACGGTCCCGGATCCCCTCGACCTCCGGTGTCAGACCGGGTGTCTCTATCAGCATCAGCAGCGATCCTCCCCTTGGAGTTATCTTCCACTTCCCATTCTTCTGAAGCTCGATATAACCAGACGCTTTATAACTATCTATTTTCTCCTTTGGAATGATGTTAGCCATCTCTTCTTTCTGCCGGATCATCAAAAGATACCCGACATCAGACATCGTTAATCCTGATGTCATCATCTGCTCGAAATTTATATACATATGCAAATAAGTTAAAATATTGACCTAATCTTTCTAGCTACCCTCTCGACTATATCGGGATGATCATTTCCGTTATATATATCTATTAGCGTATCTATTATATGTAACCTTATGTTTCTCTTTGATGGACGAAACCAAAAATCTCCATTTTTTTTGTTTACAGGTTTGAACATCTTCAGTTCTGGTATAAGATAACACGCTACACATGATCTTTTGGCAAGTGATAATTCAACCGCTGCCCTTTCTATTGCTCTACATATAAGCGAACAATTACCATTCTTTATTAAATTGTAAGCCCTTGTCAACACCCTAAGGGCGTCTGCTTTCGATAATCTCTTTCCCTTTTTCATATTGTTTAACTGTATAAGATTCATTAGCCATACCAACCCTACCAACTGATATGGATTGATTTATTGATTGATTAAGATGCCCTATAACCGACATCTTGGCTCTAACCGTATTAGCGCATCTTAGAAGGATTCGATAGTCCTCTAAAGCCCGCTCGTACCTTACATCCACCCTGGCTCTTTTATCGGCGTCGGTCATACTCTTGCATGTCCCGTCTTCTCTCAGGCTTATAGCGATCTTATCCCGTATGATCCTGATATCATCCTCGGCTATCACCAGCTCAGCATCAAGAACACCTTTGTAGGAGCTAAGAAGATCCTCTACCGCTACAACCTCCCGCTTCAGATTCTCCAATTCCAATACCATAGAGTTGTCGTTCATCCTCTTATACTCCTGAACTTTTTTGGATACCTCCTCGCAGATGTTAATGATCTCCTTTTCCCGTTCCCGGTTGATGATATATCTAATGCTGTATTCAGACATCTC